GAGAGGATGAGGGGCAAATTCAAAAACATGAGCGCCGAGGAAGAGGCGGTGATCGCCAGGACGCTCAAGCAAGGCGACGCTGTCATCGATATGTGGAACGAGATCGGAGCCGCCGCGAGCGACGCATCAGACAAATTCGTGCTCGCCTTCGGCCCTGTCGTGCAAGAGGCGCTGAAAACTTTCAAGACCGACCTCGAAGACGTGAAATGGATTTTTGAAAAGATCGATTGGCTGTTGGGGAAAATGAAGCCCTTTAAGATAGCCGAGGGCCCGCCCGCGAGCACGAAGGACGCGCTCGCAAAAGCGCTCGGCATCGACTCGTTGCCGAATTTGCACCCCGAAGGCCCCACGCCAACCGGCGGCGTTGCGCCGTTCGGCGACCTCGGCAAATACGAACGCTTCAGGCGTTCGACCAATGTTGAGGATGACCGCGACAAACACATGTTTGGTGGTGGTGACGACCCGCTCGAAGAGAACACCAAGCAGCTGAAAGAACTTAATGACAATCTGTTCGCGATGCTGCACCCGACTGCGGGCGGCGGCGCTGTCGGGCTTTTTAGCGGCGGCGCTGGTGGCGGCGGCGGCCTTGGCCCCGGCGGCGGTGGCGGCGGCGGCCTCGGCGGCGGTACGGGCGTCCCCATAGACCTCGGCCCAGGCCCCGGCGTCGGCCAAGGCGCAGGCGGCGGCGGCGGCGGCGGCGGATCGCCGGGCGGCGGCGGCGCTGTACGCCGTGGCGGCGGCGGCGGTGGCGGCGGGGGCGCCAGCCTCGGCGACGTGCCCGGCACCGGCAATGCGTTCGCACAGCAGGCGCGGGCGAAATTTGCCGAGGAATTGAAAGACCCGAATAAGCGGCTGCAATTTGCGGCGATGCTGGCGACCGAGGGCACGGCATTGCCGACCGCCGAGTCGGCTATGAATCGATCGCTGCTTACCAACAAAACCCTGATGCAGACATTGCACAGCGGATTTTACGGCCCGATCAATCGCGGACAGCTGCCGGCGGCAATGGCGCGGCTGCAACGCAATCCGAAAGAAATGGCAAAGTACAATGCCGCCATCGACGCCGCGCTCGGCGGCAGCGATCTGATCAAGGGCGCGACCGATCAGGGCATGCCGTCCGATCCTAACGGGCGGTGGCCCGGCGGCATGGTCAGACTGCCTCAATACCCCGGCAACGTCTTCAACGATTGGGGCGGCGGCCCAGGAGGCCATGCCGGCTCGGCGGCGTGGCGACAGGCCTGGGAGGCCCGCGTTGGCGGCGCCGGCCCCGCTGCGTCGCCGTTTGCCGATCGCTTCGGTGCTTGGCCGAATGCTGGCGATGCGCGCGGCGTGTTGGATCAAGCCGCAGCGACGCCAAAAATCTCGGCGACGGGCAAGCTGACGGCGAACATCACTGCGCCGCCCGGCACCAACGTCGGGGTTGAGGGCGGCGGTGTTTTCAAGAACGTCGAAGTCAATCGCCAAGTGCAGATGATGAAGGCGCCGCAAGGCCCGGCCGGCGCTGGCGGCGGCAAAGCCGTCTGGTGATGAATGCCGGGATTGCTCGAACTTTCCGAAACCGCGCAAGCTATCGGCCAGCCGCCCACGGTCTGGCGCGACCAGCTCTTGCCCGCGACGTTCGCGGGGCAGCAATTTCATTGCGAGGCCAACAGCCGCGAGGGCGGCCAGCGCGCCGTCACGCATGAATTTCCGAAAAAGGATTTGCCCTACACCGAGACGATGGGGCGCCGCGCCATGGAGTTCACTATTCGCGGCTACACCATCGCGTTTCCATTCGACAGCGGGCAACCACTTTACCAGCGCGACTACAGGGTGCCGCGTGACAATCTGATAAACGCGCTTGACGGCGGTCTTCCCGGCGTTTTGCAGCTGCCGACGCAGGCGCCGATGTGGGTTGTCTGCACGCGCTACCGCATGAACGAAGAGGAACGGTTCGGCGGCTACTGCGCATTCGACATGAGCTTCATCGAATACGGCAAGACCAACAATCCGGCGCCTAACGTCACCGCAGCGCTTGTGACGGCGTCTCAAACGATGGTGCAGCGGATGCTGACGATAATGGCAGGGCAACCATGAACCGCCCCGACGCTTTGGAAGCCATCCCGATTACGCTGCACCTTCTTAAAAATCTGAGCGTGTGCGTTGCGTCGAGCGGCTTGTCAGGTTCGCAAGCGCGCACAGCCATCGGCGACGTTGCCGCCAATGTGGCGGCGCTGCTCGGCCAGGATGCCTTGGGGCCGCCGCTGGCAAATTGCTTTGCGCTGGTCGCGAAATCTGGCGCGTCGCAAGCGCAGATCGCCAGTGTGCGCGCAGGCGTCGAGGCCGAGACGCCCGTAACGCTTGGCGGCGCGCTGGTGCAGAATTCCTGCATCTACCTGTGCTTCGCGACGGAGGCACAGATCATTGCCGCCACCACATTCGTCAGCCGTCAGGATATCGACGCGCTATTAACCGCACTGCGCCAGCCGTTCGATGACGCGGAGGAAATCGCCGCCGACGACATGGACCAAGCGACGTTCGCGGCGCTGATCCAGCTCGACGCCGCGCTGACCAATTATCTCGTCACCACCGCGCGACCGCTGCCGCGCATGACGAACTATCAATTCGCGGTGCCGCTGCCGAGCCTCGTCATCGCTTATCGACTCTACCAAGACGCGAGCCGCGCCGACCAGATCGTGCAGGAAAACAAAATCGTGCATCCCGCGTTCTGTCCGCCCGTCGGCGTGGCGCTCTCGGCGTAATGTCGCTGGCGTCCGTTTCCGACATCAACATTCCGCCACCGCCGAGCGGCAAATTCCCGGCCTCGGAAATCGCCACGCTGGCGGTCAACGATGTGCTCTTCAACGATTGGGAGTCGATCTGGCTGCAATATCGCTGGAACGACGCCTTCGCCTACTTCCGCTTCATCGCCGCCGAGCGATCGCCGCCGCCGTCCGATTGGACGCTGCTTCAGTTCAAGCCCGGCGACAACTGCACGGTTACGCTCGGCGGCCAGCCCGCGCTGTCAGGCCTTATCACCGACCGGCAAACCGCCTACGACGCGACGCGCCATCAGGTGCAGCTCATCGGCAAGAGCCTGACGCATTGGGGCTACAAATCGAGCGTCGACTCGCCGAGCGGATCGTTCGACGGCATGAACCTTGAGCAAGTGTTCACGCAAATACTGTCGAAATATCCCGGCACCCCGAAGATCATTGGCCTCGTCAATCCGTTGCCATTCCAGAAGCTACAAAATCAACCCGGCGAACTGAATTGGGATTTTCTCGAACGCATTGCTCGCCCGCGCGGCGCGGTGCTCGGCGCCGACAATTTCGGAAATTATCTGTTGATCGGCCAGCACGCCTATCCGGTGCTCGCGCAGCTCAAGGAAGGCGTCAACATCAAGGCTTGCGAGTGCATCATAAGCCACGATGATTTTTTTCAGGACTTCAAAGTGACCGCCCAAACGGCCGGCGACGATCAGCAATACGGCGCTGCCGCCAACGAATTGAAGTGCATCGTTGCCGGCAAGGCCGAGGTCACCAGCATGCTCATCACGCCGGCTGAGCAGCCGGTGAAGTCCCAAGCCGAAGTATGCGACCGCGCCTACAACGAGGCGAAATGGCATGCCGGCACCGAGGTCGTTGCCAACATCGTCGTCTACGGCTGGACCTCAGACGGCACGCATCTTTGGGAAGCCGGCCAAATGGTCTACGTCGACACGCCGATGGCGATGCTCAACATGGTCATGAAGGTCAGGACCGTGACGTTCGAACAGAACGACCGCGCCGGCACGCAGACCACGCTTGAGCTGGTCGCGCCCTGGCTCTTGAACGACGACGGCAACTGGAATCCAGGCGGCCAGGGAGTGCCGACGGCGCCGACACCGAATCCTGGCGGCACGCCGCAGCCGCCGCCCCAAATCCCCGATTGATCGAGAGGCGCCGATGCACCGCGCAACAGGTTTGAACTCGTCGTTTCGAGGCTACAGCGCAGGCGGCGCGCGCTCGGCGGTCGACACCATCAACGACGGCACGCTGATGCAGGAAATGGCCGGCAACTTCATGAGCGGCGAAAGCCGCAAGGGCGTCGAGTCGCCGCAAAATTACGGCTTCACCTCGGTGGTCATGGGAGCGACCAAGGACTCGTCCGGCAACATCACCGACAGCGCCGAGGCCGTTATTTCGTTCATGGGCGGCAATCGGTCATTCCCGGTCGCCGGCGTGATGGATGACCGTCGGCATCGCCTGACAGGGCTACAGCCCGGCGACAGCGCGATGTTCCGCACCGCGCAAGACAAGCTGCAATTCCACATGTCGGCCGACGGCGGGTTCCTGACCGGGCCGCGCGACAAGACCGTGCGGATGCAATTGCTCGACGAGGATTCGGGCCAGCAACAGCAAGGCCAGCAGGGAGGCGCGCAAGCAAAAGACGCGGCGGCGCCGGCCGGCGGTGGCCAGCAAAGCGGCCAGCAACAAAAGGGGCAAAAGCCGCGCTACAAGGACGCGCTCCAATCCTATCGCTTTGTCCATTGCACAAAGGACGAGACGGTCGCATCGGGCGACAACGTGCGCCACAAGTCGAATGACCAAAAGGTCTATTACGAACTCGATACCAAACAAATGACCTACCTCGGCTTGCGAACAAAACCGCAAACTTTTGTGGTCACGCTCTCGGGTCCGTGCGTCGATGTGAAAGGCCGCTTCGCATGACGGCGCCGAGCCCGGTCCCCGATATCCGGCTCGTTCAAGACCCGCGCTTCCCGCGCTATTCGGTCACGATCGACTGGCGACTGCTCGACGACGGCACGCTCGACGACACGCAAGCGTTGGCGACCTCGGTCATTGTCGCGCTCGGCACCAATGCGCTGGCCGATGTAACC